AAAGAACACTAATTGGAATGAAACAGCTCATTTGCCACTCCAAGCAGCCTTAGAGATCGTCAATGCGATCAAAGATGAGTTTGAAAATGAAAGCAAAAACCAACAGGGTCAAGATTCTCAAGATTCTGGTGGTCAAGGTTCTGGAGATCAAGATTCTGGTGGTCAAGGTTCTGATGATCAAGATTCTGATGATCAAGGCTCTGATGATCAAGATTCTGAAAGCCAAGATTCTGAAAGCCAAGATTCTGAAAGCCAAGATTCTGATGATCAAGGTCAACAAGGTCAAGACCAACAAGGTCAACAGGGTCAAGGTTCTCAAGATTCTCAAGGTTCAAGCAAAAAAGGCACACTTGAGATGTTAGAAGACCTCCTAAATGGAGAGGGCAAAGCCTTAGACCCAAATTCAGGTATGGCTGAAAACATGAGGCAAGTAGAAGAAAAACTTGGTCACAAGATTTATGTGCCAAACAACAAACCAATAACAGAAGAAAAAAGAAGATTAAAATGAGCAGCAGTATTGAATTAAAGGAAGTTAAAAAGAACCTATTAAAAGGCTCAAACCAAGTAAGAAGAGCATTAGAAGATTATGCTCGTGACCACACCACATATAAAGAGGGTGTGACTTTTAACAATAATAGAATGGTGTCTGGAGTAGCCAAGTCTAAACGAGGCTTAATCGACAACAAATTGTACAACACAAGAAAAAATGTAATCAAAGTGCAAGCAGGATTTAGTTTTGCCAGCGACCATAGTTCATCACTTAATTGGCATGGCGATTGGGGTCAGATTTGTAAGCTAATTGGAGGTCTGCATGACCTCTCTGACAAGCTAAACATCAAGTCTCAATCAGCTCTAGTTAGGTTTGATTATGATTGGGACATAGAGGGTTGTTCATCTCGGGCTATACCTCACATGGTTAGATTATTAGACCATAATCAAAAGTGGAAAGACTCATATCTTCCTCAAATCAAGAATATCCGCCCAAAAGGTGGCACAAGCCTTATCTCCTATGCAGAAGCTGCACTTAGATTAGCTAGGGAGATCCCTGATTGTACTCACAGAGTAGCTTTTTTCCTCACAGATGGAGAGTGTTCAGAAAAGGTCTACTTAGAGAGCTTGCGTCAATCTGCAGCAGCAGAGGGCATCCATCTAGTAGGTATTGGGCTAGGTGTAAAAGGTAAGGGATTACCTAATGGCATTGATGGAAGAAGTGCCGAAGAAATCAGTTTAAAGATGTGCAAGATTTTAACAGAAGTAATAAAAGGAAAGAAATAATGAACCACCCACAAGTAGAATGTAGAAACAACAATTTAAATTACTTATTCACACTCAACCTCAAAGCTAGCTATAAAGACATCTTACAGCGTAGACTAGCTATTCTGGAAGCTTGGGCTAGCAACCATAGCTTAGAGTCAGCCACAGAGCTAATCAATAACTCTATGAATGGCTACAGGGCAAAGCCAAAAGAGGTACAAAAAGCAATCTTTGGAACAAGAGGGATGATTACTTCAATCCGAAACTCTTTAAGTCGTCAAGGAAACTCTTACAATCCTTACCGACAAGTAAAGTTGGTTCGTAAAGAAGGTACTCCTTTCCTTGAAGAGCTAGGTACAAACCAACTCTGGATTCGAGGTGAGGTTATTAAAGGTCAAGCTCCACAGAAGAAAGTAAGTAATGTGCTGACTGCCATTAGACAGTGTGTAGAAAGCAACTTAAACCTACCTCTCTATATCCGCCATAAGATTGTAGAACATGATGAGACAGTTTGCCGAGATGCAAATGGAAACCCAGTATAAAAGGAGATTAAACAATGACTAGTTACTACAAAACAGTAAAAACAAATACATTCCTGATCCTAAATGAAAAAGGTCTGGCCATGACTAAGAAAGATATTGTAGCTGAATATCTAAGTCGTGATAGTTCACCAGAACACAACCAGGACAAGAAGCTATACAATAACATCAGTCAAGCTCTTAACAAGTTTAAGAAGCAAGGGTATATCATTAGCCCTGCTCGGGCTACCTATCAAATCAAAGAGGTTATTACAGACCTACAAACACTTGTAGACAGCAACAAAGACTTAGTGGCCACCAGCTTTGTTAGTCACAACCCTCAACCTACTACAACTACAGTAGTAGAGGAAGAAGCTACCACTACAGAGGAAGTACTCTATGTAGAGATCCCAGACCCTATTATTGAAGATCCTTTCTATATGGAGGAAGAAACAGTCATTCTTCCAGAGTGCGTATATTCCCCTCTGTCGCTAGAAGTTAGTCTGACTAATGGTAAGACCCTCACAGGAACTTATGAAGTGGCTAGACATGAAAATAACTTGCTTATTAAGAGTGGAGACAGAGTAGCGATTGTATCTATGGAAGTAGAAGCCAATTCAGAGCATGATGCTATTAACACCTTTGTTGAGAAGGTAGTTGAAGACTTTCACCATGCACCTAATGATGTATATGGGGCTGAGAGATTCTGCAAAGTTCTTATGGTATGTGTTGACGCTCACAAGCATGACAGCCCATTAGGGGGGCTTGCTGATGACTGTCAAGACTCACTATGTCCTATTCATAGCATTTGGTCTGATAAAGTAAAGATTGTCTAGGAGGTTAATATGGAAGTTTTATATTGGGGTAAAGGAAGAGTTCGCTGCTTTGTAAATAGCAACAGGAGCATCATTGTTCATTGGGGAAGAAAATCTGAACCTACTATAGAGATTAAAGGGGCTGAGATTCAGAGTGAAACAAAAGACTATATCTTATTGAGTGAACTGTCTTCTTCTGGAAGAGTCTCTGTGTCAGGTGCATCCTTTAGCTGGATGCCCGATGGCGATAGGACTCTTTTTGTCGATAACACAGGCCGAAAGCTATGGGCTAACTCTGTTGAGGTAGTAGAGGAAGAATACTTGACAGAAGAAGAAAAGCTGCAAGGGCTTAAGAAGCAACAGTTGAAAGCAAGATCTAATAGAGGTTCTCTTGTCGTTTCTTTCTGTATGCTTGCTCTTGTCGCTTACTTGCTAAGAGGATGTTTCTAAGCCCCCCCTGTTCTCTTTGATAAGGAGTGGTGAACATAGAAAGGATTTTATTATGGTATACGATATGATTATGAACACGTTAGAGTCGCCCTTACTTTTGGGCACTGCTGCTTTCCTAGTGCTGACTGCTCTAGTGAAGCTACTAAGACCCAGCTCTGTTGAAGCACAGTTTAGAGATATGGTTGATCTCGATCTTTCCTCTCATGTTAGAGAGAAGATTCTTGAGATTCAGGAGAAGCACCCAGAGAGCTGTCGCTCTTGTTATGCCACTGCTACTAACCCTCTGTTCTTGACTGATGATTCCGAAGAGGAAGAGTGTCCTGATTGCTATGCGATTGGGCTTGACCCTTATGATACGGATAAGAAGCTGAAGAAGCAGGGTCAGTATATGGTGTCTACCCTGTATGGTGTAGATCCTCTTTACCGAGGGTACTCGCTGCCAGGTGGTAAGCTACTTGCCATGATCGAAGATGATATGTCTGAAGATGATTGAGTCTCGCTTGAGTCTCGATCTCTCAGAACCCGAACAAAAAAACAATGGGCGGTTTGGGACTCCCCAAATAGCCATATTGAAAACGTATTGAAAATGACAGGTCGAATTTGAAACCATGTTTAAACGATGGTTTCCATGCCCCTTTGAGCCGATGGCTCTGGGGGCATTTTTTTATAGAGAGGATTTATTATGAAAGATAGAGAGTACACAGAGATTGTTAATGGCAAGAGAGTAGCTCACCAAGAATTGATTTTATATTATTATCGTGAAGATCGCAAAGTGGTCATAAGCAAAGTGCTTAAAGAGTTGAATTTCGTAGAGGTTGAGGGCTTAGTATCTAATGATGTGTATTTCATTAACTCTAAGGACTGTGATCTTAGAGTTAAATGGACATTTCCTACTCAACTAGAAATTGGATTTTGTAGTATTGAGAAGGAAGTTTGGTTTGATGATGAAGAAGATTCTTATAGAGACTTCAAATTTGTGAAAAGGTTTATTGAGGCAGTTAGGCAATGTTGGGAGGGTGTAGAAGATGTTGGGTGATTATACGGAAGTAGTTAATGGTAAGAGAGTCCCTTTAAAGCATTTAAAGGGTGAGATACCATCGTATGTATCTTTATGACATAGTGAGTTGTATCCTTAGAGACATAAGAGCAGCTTGGGAAAAGGGTTAGTCTCTCAGGAGGGGGGGGTCTTATATATGAGCGTTTTTGGAAAAGCGGTGTTGAAGAAGTGGTCTCATATATTATTTGGGTTTGTGGATTTTGGGTTTGATTTTGAAAGGGGGTTTTAGATTTTTCTAAGCCCCCTTTTTTGTTTTGATAATAAGGGTAAACATAAGAAAGGATTTAAGATGGTATTTATTTACAGCAACAATTTCGGACATCTTGCACATAAGAGATTTTTTGATGTCTTGGAAGTGAATGGGGGAGAGGTATTAGCAAAGCTTGACAGTGGTGAGGATTTGCTAGTTTGCTTTGATGGTTTCTTAACAGAATTAGCAAATGGTCATGTGGTTTATGATGTGGGAGTATTTGACCCAGAGAAGAGTTATGAGGATCTGGACAAGTACTATGGTTTGATAGTGGGGGATGTCTTACATATCAGCAAGTCATTCTCTGAGATAGAGAATAAGGCTTTTGATATGGGAGAGGGTCTTAACTTGGACAAGGCTGGTTCAGAGTTGGACAAGATAGAGGATTTGGAATCAGAATTGAAGTTGAAGAAAGAGAGGCTTGGTTATGTTAGGTGATTTTACTCAAGTGGTTGATGGTAAGAGGGTAGCTCTTGAGAGTTTGAAGAATGAGTTCTTTTCAGATGATATTTTTGATCTTCAATTTACTTTATTCAAAGAGCTTAATTTTATATTTGTTGGTGAGGAGTCTGGTCTTAGTACCTACAGACATGCAGTGGACTCGTCATTAGAGATAGTTTATGAATATGATAACACTTTTGCTTTTAAGTATAAGGATAGTTTTTTAAGGATTGAGCTTAAGAATGGTATTTGTGTTTATGATGGTGTTGAGACTTTTCTATCGAGTATAAGATCTGTTTGGGCTAAGGGAAAAGACTCACATTAAGTTTGTGGTTTTGGGAGTGGGGGGGTTTAGAAAAAACTAACCCCTTTTTTGTTTTGATAATAAGGGTAAATGGAACGATTAAAGGAGATTAAGATTATGGATAGATTTTTAAGTTTAGTATCTTTGTTCTTTTTCCTCTTGGGTATATCTTGTTTTGGCAATTTGCCTATGCCTTACAAGGGTGGTTCAACAGGATATATTTGTGAGGGTTACGAGGGTATTCAGTTAGTAGAGATGATGACAACGAACAGTAGAAAGTTTTTTGGAGAAGACAAGGTGCTGTCTTATGCCTATATATATAAGACATGTGAGATAGTGGAGTTACCGACAAATGGGAATTAAGATAATTTACACAGTATTAGCTTTTGTATTTGGTTACTTGGCATTGGGTTTCTTTTTAGAGAGGTCAATAAATAAGAATGGTTTTTGGAGTATGGCGAACTTGAAGTTGATCTTTTATTTCAATGTTGTATTTGCTGGTTTGTTTTACTACTTGAGGTATTGGCTATGAGATACACAAAGGTAGAGAATGGCCAGAGGGTTTGGTCTTCAGATTCCGCAGCTATGACTTTATATCAAGATGCACGAATGGATGCAGGTGGTTTAGGTTCAAGTTATTTTAATGTTATGCTTAAACATGCTTTATTGGAGTGTGGTTTTAAAGAGCTTGCGGAGAATACTCTGATATATGTGCTTGGTGATCCTCCATTGGGTTCACCTCTTCTTGGAGGTCGTGTGCAGATAATGACTTACAATAATTTGTATAGGAAGAAGATATCTGTAGCGAGTGAAAAAGGTTTGGAAGAGGTTAAGGACATATTGCAGTTATTTGATTTAATAAGGAGTCATTGGAAATGAGTTTAACAGAGGTAGTTAATGGTAAGAGGGATTGGGCTGAAGTGTTTTTGCCAGCATATCTAAACAGGACACTTATGGCATCTAATTTGGATATGCATATGATAGGTGAGGTTTTAGAGGAGTGTGGCTTCTCGAAAGAGTATGGCAAAGAGCTTTGGTTTCTGGGAGAGCCTTTTTGTGATCATATGAGGGGTCAGATAGAAATACTCTCATCTGGTCAGGGTCAGGGGATTTCTATAAGGTCATCAGAGCACATGGAAACGATCACAGATTTTAATTTATTTTTTGAGAAGATTAGGGAACATTGGGAGTTATGAGTTTAACAGAGGTAGTTAATGGCAAGAGGGATTGGACAGATCTTAATTCAGTGGCAGGTAGGTATAAGGCTGCTCTTGAGTATGTTGATGCCACTAGTGATTTTAATGAAATACTTAAAGGAGCTTTGCTTGAGTGTGGTTTTAAGGAGGCAGAGAACAGGTATGTTTACAAACTTGGAGAGCCTATTAGTGAGGATCATGGTCATGCTCGAGTTATGGTTTATACTTATATGAGTTTGAAAACTTTTGGTTTTATTAAGGTGACGAGTAGAAATGGTATAGAAGAGGTTAATGATATATCAGAGTTATTTAATTTAATAAGGAGACATTGGAAATGAGTTTAACAGAGATTGTTAATGGTAAGAGAGATTGGACAAAAGAGGGTAAGCAGGTTATCCAGAACATTTTGAGTTGGGGCATGGACAAGGGCAACTATATGATGTTAGAGGACATTCTAACATTGGAGCTTGAGAAGACAGATTTCTCAAAAAAGGTATTGTGTGGAGATGGTAAGCGTAAGGCAATATGGGAGTCAGAGTGGGGTTGTTTGATTTACCTTGACTTGGACATGGAGACAGAGGTGGATTCAACTTTCCATGTGAGCCTATTAAACTACAGGGGTTTTGATTCTACTAACATTCTGGATTTATGGGGTTTGATCAGACAAACTTGGGTTTGGAAGCAAAAGAACGATGCATGGGAAAACAGGTAAGCTTTTTCGATATCTTGTACCCCCCTCTTTCTTTCGATTCTTCAAAGTAATACCGATCAGGCAAGAGTTTGGTGTTTAAGTCCTTGAGTTTAGAAGCAGGCCATTAGGTCTGCTTTTTTTTTGTCTGGAGCTTGCCAATTTATAAGTCTGTGTGAAAGGATATAAGTATCCCACTTTTTCAAAGGAGCATGAGTCATGGAAATCATAATAACAGATAAGATGCTTGAAGACTTAAAGAGAGAGTCGGAGAGACCTTTTTTGCAACTACCCCTACCAGAGCCAGACTTTAAAAAGAAGAAAGAGGCTAAGAAAAAAGAACCTAAGAGGGTGATAATTATAGACATTTAATAAAGTTTTTTCGACCTTATTAAAAAAATTCTATAATAGATATCGTAGTTTTAATATTTTTAAAAGGTTGTTAAAAAATGGTTTTAGATGAAATGAGTTTGTTTGATCACTTCTTCCAAACGTTATACAGTTTGGGAGTCTCGACAGACAATGAGTTATATTACAGTGAGTCAGAAGATTGTATTGAGGGTAAATACCTTCTTGTGGACTTTAAGATTCCAGATATGGTGTGTCACCACAAAGCTTACTTAGAGGGTGGTGAGATTAAAGAGAAGACAGTTTACTATAGACCTCAAGAGGTTAGGATTTTAAACCTTCTGCGATCTTCTTACCCTGACATTGAGTTTGAAGTATCTTTAAGAGAAGAGCATTTTTCAAGAATTAACCTTGAAGCTGACTTTGATGATGATCTGAATGACTTCTTCAATACCTTAGACATTAAGGGAGTGGAAGTTCCTACTTTTGGTAAACCTCTAAGTTATGTGAATATTGTGATTGATGGAAGAGATTGAAGTTTCAGTTAGTTTAACAAAGCTTGAGGGGGATCAGGTTGTCTGGTTGCAACCTTCTTATAAAGCGTTGCCTTTTGACATGATTGCCCTTGAGGTAGCTTGTTATTTCGACAGACATATAAAAAGCCCTGCCTTCCATGTTTTTGAGACAGATTACTCAGATTTCACTTTTAGGGTAGAGGTCTCTTTAGCGGATTGTTGGACAGTTTGCTTCAAGAAGAAGAAAAATAGGGAAAGTCTTAATTTCAAGGTTTGGGGAGCGATATATGGTTTCGACTTAGTATCAGAAGAAGAGTCAAAGACTTGGGCTTACCCTTTTTTCTTTTCAGAAATCACAGAAGAAAGTTTCTGGGTTCACTTAGAAAATTTCAGTGGGAAGAAGTTAAGATGGAAGGGTTGATTTACTTAACCTTATTTATAAGTTTTTTAATAGGGTTGTTTATTTAGGCAGGTTCTCATATGAGGCTCTGCCTTTTTTTTTGTTTATAGTCTCCATGCATTATTAATGTGAAAGGCATGGAACTATGAACAAAATACAGAGATTAGAAGCAAGAGTAGCTAGGCTTGAAAAAGAGTCTTTTATTTCGGCTCAAAAAGTATGGGATACAGCAAACAGCATACTCCCTCAATTAAACAGGCTTAAGGGTGCTGCGAAAGAGCTGATTAGACTAGTGACAGGTGCTATACGCAGTGTTTGGGCAGAGTTGAATTTAATAGTTCGCAAGAAGAACAAGAAGAAGATACTTGGTTATTTGGAAGCTTCTTTTGAAGAAACTATAAAGAATGCTTTCCAGCCATTTGTCTCGGTGTCAGAGCCACCAGAGCTTGTGGCATTCTTGCCAGGCAATCTATTAGGTTCTACTTTTAGGTTCAAGAATAGGAAGTATCAGCTTAAAGAGTTATTAAGGCATGATGCTGTGACAGGTCAAGGTGCTTACAATGCATATAATGAGTGGGTCACAGAGTATGGGTTATACTTGGACTATATGATGGATAAGTACCCAAGACCAGACAGCAAAGTGGGCAAGAAGGTTGTTTATCAGATGATGGAGAACCTGAAAATAGGGAGACTTAGCAAACTTGCTTGGAAGTTTTTTAACATTTGGATAAAGGTAAGTTCCCAGATTGGTTTAGTGGTTGGTTTAGCGACAGCTTTATCTGCACTTTCTTTAGCTGTGGGTGTGAGAGGGGCAGTGAAAACATTTACTACTCTCCTTAATAATAAGATAGACAAGGAGATAGGTAAGACAGACTTAGCTAGTAATCCTTTGTTTGACCCTAACAAGACAGCCTCTCAAAGGAAGCTTTCATCTTTAGCTTTAGTGACCTTAGTGTTAGAGGACATTCACTATTCTTATTAGTTTTTTTATTGTTGCCAATAGGCAGAATAAACTAAGGACAAGAGCCATGACATCAGAGAACCAGAATAAAATGATAGAGTTGATATTCAAGATTTTGAGTGTCCTCGTAATTCCGTTTGGGGCATATATAATTTCAATGTCAACAGACATTAAGTTATTAGAGCAGAAGCTTCAATCTCAAGAAGAGAAAGTTTCCCAGATTATTTTAAAAGTAGAGAAGCTAGATAAAGATGTTGCAGAGGGTTGGAGCAACATTAAGCTTAATACTCAAGAAGTACGACAGATGAAAGAGATGATCACAAATCAGTCTCAGATGGTTAGAGAAGTGTATGAGTATGTGCTGAGACAACAGGGGGGGAGAAGACAAGGCAGAGGAAACTAAAATGAAAAAGTTCCTCATATTGTCTCTTAGTCTAACTTTATTAATGTGCATTGCTGGTTTAAAAGCTCAGAGAGTAGAAAAAAAAGAAATTAAGTTGCTTGAATCTCAGGTTGAGGTGGTAGATATAAAGAAGAACCGAGAGGTTGAATCTTTAATGTATGAAACCCAAGCATTGATGAAAGAAACTTGTAAGCTTCATCAACTGCTTATAAAGGAAAAGACCAATGAGCAACGAAAGTCAAACACCAGTAGAACCACAGAGCGTAGGCACACTCACAGAGGAAGAAATGGGTATGATTGCCCAGCTTCGTCAAGCAGCCACCCAACTTCTAAATAATCTTGGTCAGCTTGAGCTTCGTAAGAGCCAGATTGTAGCTCAACTTCAGAGAAATGAGGGGCAAGCCCAACAAATTCTTGTTGATGCTAAGAATCGTTTAGGTATTCCAGAGGGTGCTGCTTGGCAAGTACAAGAGAATGGTGAAGTTCTCGCTGTGATGCCTTCTGAAGAGGAGACTAGCACAGAGGGCTAATACTTTAATTGACCCTTTTATCTAGTGTTTTAAGAGCTCTATTGCCATCATGTTGGTAGTAGAGCTTTTTTTTTGTTTATTGATAGCCTTCTTATAAGATAAAGAAAGGCTATGGTAATGAAAAAAGAGATTGAAAAATTAAAAGAAAAGGCAGACCTTAGTTTGCATAGGAAAAGTAATATCTCTGTTCTCATAGAAGAGTTTAAAGAGATTACCATGACCTTAGCAGCAGATGTTCATACTGAGAGGAATATGTTTGAGTTAAGGCAGTATCAGCATTTGATTGATCTGCTCAATAGCATTAGAAAAAGAAACTCTCTGATAGAAAGGCAAACCAAACTACCTTTCTACAATCTGGTTCAAGCATACCATCTATCTTTATACTTCACTTCATTAAGATATGTCCTAAAAGATAACAAGTCTCCAGAATTTGAGAAAATAGACGAGATCATGGAAGATGTGGACTTTATTTTAGAAGAAGGAAAAAAAGTCATTTCAAAGTTCCATCACCAGATGCTTGAAAGAAAAGCAAATGAAACAAAGCAAGCAATCATAAAAAGGCTTTCCAGAATAGACCGATTATTAAATAGGTTTATGAGAAAGAAAGCAGCAGAACTGTCTAACTCAAAGCTGTAGGGTATTAGTATGTCGCATGGTTGGTACAATAGTAGAAGTCCTTGGCCTCTACCACCTAAAAACACAGTAGCTGTTTCTCCTTTTAAAAAAGGAGAGATTGATGTCAGGTGGGATAACCCATCTCTCCTTCATGGTAACGAGGGCTGGATTATAAGAGGTGTAAATATATACCGCTCTAGTAACTCTGATAGAGGGATGTATCGGAGAGTTAATGTAGTTCCTGTTGGTGGTGGTCTATATAGAGATCAAATGCATACATGGACAGTACATGAAGAAGTGGTTGAGGGTTCTGCATGGATTAGTTTTGGAGATCAAGCAGAAGACCCTTATAGGTTTCAAACTAAGTTCCCTATAGCCAAACTTAATGGTGTGCATGAAGCAGGTGATTGCTCTAAAGATGTTGTAGTCACAATAGATGGAGAGGTAGTTCCTGTTTCTATGGTTCTTGGAGAGCTAAGACAAGTCATCTTGTATTATCTAGGTGTAGAGACTGACAATGCTATTACTTTGAGAAAAGAAGCGAAGCTTGAGATAACAGAGAACTCTGTTGTTAAAGTAAGTTATCTTGCATATGACCCTAGCAGCAGGCTGGGTGTGGGTGTAGACAGAAGAGACTTCTATCGACTAACTACAGTTGCAGAAGATCCCCTAACAGGCAGACTTCACGAAACACCTTTAGATCAGTGTCAGCCTTTCTCAGATAGAGAGGTTGAAAAGATAGACTATATGTGGAGAGAAGGTATCCGAAGAAACAATTGGATATTAGAGCAAGGTGGTGAGAGAGTAAAGCTCTTTACTAGAAAGCAAGTAGGAGAGCCTTGTTTCTGTACTGCTTTCAACAGGGAAACCTTAGCTTACTCAAAGCAACCAGACAGTCTTTGCAAGATTTGTTTCGGTGTTGGTATCAAGGGTGGCTATGAAGGTCCTTATGATATAATCATAGCTACAGATGAGACAGAGAAAAGAATTGTTCAGGAAGACAAGGGTCGGAGAAAAGAACACAGCTATGAGGTCTGGATAGGGCCTAGTCCTATTGTTTCTCAGAAAGACTTCATTGTTAAAGTGAACAATGACAGATACTCTATTGGTGCTGTGAGATACCCATCTAACAGGGGTAATATTCTACAACAGCATTTTAACATAGCTTATTTAGACAGTGGAGACATTAGATATAACTTCCCTATAGAGGGAGTGCCTGTCTATTGGGCAAAGACTCAATATGGCTATTGGCCTCAAAGAGATACTTACACAGCTCGTTCTGATGCAAAGTATCCTTTGGTTCAAGACACAGCTTACCCTACGGGGTCAAACAGACCAGATGTTGCTGACGCTTTGGAGAATAAAGGCAGGACAGCGACATGGGAAAATCAAAACTATTAGGAGAATAAAATGAAAAGAACAATAAGAGAACTTGAATCTAGGATTGCTAGACTCGAGAAACATTCATCAAAGAAAACTGCTATGAAGATAATTCACAGAGAGTTGATAGAATACCTGAAAAAGAAAAATCTTAAGAATGTGGGTAAGAGTGAGCCACTAGAATATGGTGGGCTATCGAGAAAAATAGGATTTGAATTTACGCTTATCCTTAACGACAATGAATACGAGGAGATGACTAAGTTCTTCAATAAGAATAAAAAATATAATAATGAGATAGTCATCAACGATGATGCTGTTGACGACATTATTGAACACCATTTAGATGAAGACGAATACTTTGCACCTAGTAATGCTAGATACTCAGGGGGTAGTCCTTTTTGCATTCTTTCCCTATATAAAAATGGGTTGTTTACTCTTACAGTCGAAATGACTGTTCATAAGAAAAAAACTCCAAAGATTCCTACACCCCTTCAAAAGATTAACTTAGGGATAGGGAAAACTGTTTTTGATATCAAGAAATTGACAACAGACTTGTGGATGCTTTTAAAAGACCAAATTGCATTCAAGCTAGAATCAATGGGTAGGGAAGAAGAAGAGCTAGAAGACCTTGCAAATCAGTATATGATGAAAGTCCGTTTAGTTATGGATGCTGATGGGTTCTATTTTTTAAGGGTTAAGTCAGGAAGAAATCACTATATTCTTGACATGGAAGACACAGAAAAACATGAGATTACAAACTCCAGAGGAAGATACACACAGAAAGCTCTAGAAAGACACCTAGACTTAAACTATGACGACTACACAAGATGGAAAGTAAAATGAAAAGAACAGCACATGAAATAATTAGAAGTCTTGAACTTAGAGTAGCTAGACTTGAGAAGCAATCATCACATACAACATATAAGTTAAGTCCAGTTAGACCTGGACTTAAGAAGTACTTAGAAAATAAACTTAAGAGCATCCTTAGCGAAAGTGGCTATGGTGAAGATTCTTTTGAGGGGGTTGACAGAGTATTTCTTCAGTGGGATTTAGGAAATAGCTGGGGTGCAGATAACTACTTTGCAATTGGAGTAGACTCAGGTGCAGATACCTTTAGACTTATTTTGGATGATCATAAACCCAGTGACTTTGGAGATATAGATCCTTATGATGGAGATCCCAGAGGGCCTATTGATTGGACTCCTAAAAAAGTAAACCAAACTAAGCTAATGGATGCACTAGAAGAATACGATAATGATCTTTGGGAGATCTGATGGTTTTTGATTTAAGAAAAGTTAAAAGAAAACCTGAGAGTAATCTTTTAAGTGACAAGAACAAATGGGACTTGAGAACTTATAAGGTAAGACGAAATGTTTTTCCTAATGCAAAAGCTCTGGGTGAAAAAGGGATAGATAAAGAGATCATTAAGATCTTTGGGGAAGAGTTTGTTAAAGCTATTGTAGAAGAAGCAAAGAAAGCTTCTTCTAAAGGTGCGTCTATCCCTAAGTCAGAGGATTTTTATAACTCTTTCAGTTATGAGATAACAAAGGGTGGGAAGATAAAGATACATAGCACATGGAAGTGGGTTAATAAGTACCTTCAAGCTAAGTCACCTTATGAGATGAACATCTATAGAAGAAGAGGTGAAAGCAAAGTAATTCCCTTAAGGACAAAAGATGGTGGTGTTGTTTTCAGGCAAGCACCTCTTATAGGTTCTAAAGGTTGGATTCACCCTGCAATCTTGAAATATAATTTCATTGAAGTAGGTCTCAAGAAAGGTGAGGAGAGAGCCATTCGAAGGGCTTTAACTTATATACAGACATCCAGATCTTAATATTCCATTTATATCACCCTTAGCTTGTAAAAAGTGTAATCAGCGAGGGTTATATAATGAATAAAGTATCTGCACAGCAAATCAGATCTCTTGAGGTCAGAATAGCTAGGCTTGAAAAAGAAGCTGGCTTTCAAGAGTTTATGGAAAGTGTCTCTAGTACATTTAAAAGCATAGTTAACATTCCTAAAAACATGGTGATTAGGATAATAAATGCTTTTAAAGAAATTTTTACAACTGTAGAACTGTCATTAGAAGACGAAGAAAAAACAATTGAAAATGCACTTGGCTTTTTATTGGGTTCTCGCATCTTTAGAGCAATGGCTGGAGTCATAACAACAACAGATGATTTGCCTACGATTGTTAAATTCAATAGGAAGCAGCCTTTAAAGTCTACATTCACGGGTGGGCTTGCAGGAAAGGCTAAGGTTCAATTAAAGAACCTTATTAAGCGTTATAATGAAACAAACCAGACAAGAATGAAGTCTGCCTATCTTTCATGGTATTCAGATTTCAAGCACATCCTAAACCCAAAAATTAAAGAAGTTGAGGGTGTTGAATTTGCACTTCGAGAAATCAAGAAGGTCTCAAAGTTAGCATATAGGTTCTTGTCTTCAATCATCTCTGTATTAGGTGGTGTTGTTGCTATTAAAGGGACAGTGATCTCAACTCTGCTATTTATACTAGGTAGGATCTTTTTGCAGAAGTATGGTTTTCCAGTAGGAAGACCTAGTGAATGGACTCAAAATGAAGTTGTTTTTTCAAAGGTCACTGTTGAACCCGTAAATGCTACTATACATAGGAATGTAATAGACGTTACCAGAGATAGATATAGTGATTATAAGAAACTTTCTCCTATACAAAAGCAGATTTTTGTTGAAAAAATACATGCTAAGGTAGAACAACACCCAATGAAAAATTGGCAACCAGATTCAGCAGCTAACCTTCAAGATGTTAAGGATTGGATTAGATGGAAGCCTATTCAGTTTACCACAGCAATCTTGACACCTATTTTAGCACTCATTGAAACAATTATGTACAAGTGGGTGATTAAGACAGACGAATATGATGAAATGGTAAAAGAGCTAGAATCAAGAAATAAGAAAGCTTCTCAATACCCAACACTCTCTTATTTAACTCAGATTTTAGAAGGCAGGTGAGACATGAATAAGGTATCAGCACAACAAATTAGATCTCTTGAGCTTAGGATAGCTAGGCTTGAAAAAGAGGCTGGCTTTATAGATGATATGGTAGGTGTCTTTAAAAAGACACTCAACATACCTAAGAATATGTTCTTAAAGATACTTTATGCCTTCAAAGAAGTTTATGATGATGTTGTTGTATGGAACACAGAATCAGAATCTAAGGCTATGGATTCATTAGGTGCATTATTGGGCATAAGAATATTTAGATCTTTAGCTGGTGTTATAACTACAAGTGAGGGTTTACCTAAAATTGTCAAGTTCAACTACTCTGACCCTTTAAGCTCAACCTTCACAGGTGGACTTGCAATGAAGTCTAATATCCCTCTTAAGAAGCTTATCAATATGTATGAGGGTGAGAACCAGACCAGAATGAAGAGAGCTTACACTTCATGGTATGCAGACTATAAAGAAATCATAAACCCTTCTGTCTCTGATAGAGAAGCGATTGATATTTTCTTAGATCTTTGTAAAAGAGGTGGGAAGTGGCTCTATCGCTTAATGACTGCCCTTATAGGTTTGGTTGGTATAGCGACTCTTAAGTCCACAGTCATATTCAACATCATTATTATGGTTGTACAGAGATATGTGCAGATAGGGATGTTTGATTTTCGAAATATGGATAAGAGAATTCTGGACTTCCAAGAAACAACAGTAAAGTATATAGACATAAAATCTGTTAAGTATCTTGAAGCAGAGGGTGTTATTGAAAACACTCACAAATTCATATCTGATGTTCTGGTTGGTGGGAGAGGGTATGTTCCTCGAAAAGAAGTAAAGGAATTTACTCTCGCTATTGTTGAAAAGCCCTTGCAGAAATACCAACCTATTGATTTTGTGTCTTGGAAAAAAGTTAGAGAGTACATGACACAAAACTACACTACCTTTATTGGTGTTTTCCTAACAGGATTCTTAGCTCTACTTGAGAAAGCACTTTATAAATGGGTCTTTAAAACAGAAGACTATGAAAAGATGAAAGCTGAAAGTGATGCAATGGGCAAGACAGCTTCTAAATACCCTGCAATTGCTTATATGGCTAGAAAGCTAGAAAGCTATTTATGATATACTCGCTTCAATGTACCTACTCAAATGGCATAAGAATAAACTCTTTAAATATATCACTTGCTAATGGACAGTCTTTCGATTGCCCAAAGCAAACATATGATACTAATAAAGAAATCCAAGCTCTGGTGTCCTCTGGTATGTTGAAGCTAAAAGTAAAAGAACACAAGTCTGGCCTTAGAGCGAACTCTAATAAACGAGTTTTACGAAGCAACCCGACTAATGAGAGAGTTGTAGAGAGAGTTGTAGAGAGAGTTGTTGAATCCCCAATAGACATGGATGCAATCACTAGGAATGTAGTTGAGCAAATAGGTGCTGTACTATCTCCTGAGATATTGGCTCAAGCAATTGCAGCACAACTCCCTACTGTCCAAGCTAATTACCCACAGAAAAATGAGGGTAATAGTTCTTTTATGTCTTCTAGTGAAGACAATCTAATGTTTATCCCCTCTACTATTGTAGATAGAAATACTGTTGCTTCTAAATCCTCTGCCTCTGAAAGCATATCGGAAGACTCTGATGGTCTTGCTGATGCTATGGCTGCTTTAAAAGCAATGAAAAAGAAGAAAGGTCAAACCTAATGAATAAAGTATCTGCACAGCAAATCAGATCTCTTGAAATGAGAATTGCCAGACTCGAAAGAGAGGCTGGTCTTAAAGAAATCTTTGATGACATCTCTGGATTTGTTAAAGGTGTTGTTAACATTCCTAAAAACTTCATCAAGAAAATCATCAATGTTTTCAAAGATGTTGGAAACAACCTAACTGTCCTTCTTTCAAAACAAGAAGATAGGATTGTTAGAGCCCTTAAATCTGCATTGGGAATCCGAGTAGCTGCGACTCTTGAAGGCTTTGTTATAGATACTAGAGATCTTCCTATCATTGTAGACTTTAATCTTATGAATCCTATTAAGTCTACTTTCACAGGTGGCAATGCAGGATCTTCAAAAGTATCTTTGGACAAGTTGGCATCTCTCTATGATGGAGAAGAAGCTAGAAGAATTAAGTCAGCTTTCCTTTCATGGAAATCAGACTACCTTCCTTCTTTAAATGCATTACAAGGAAAAGATGATGTTGGAGTTATTAAGGGCTTTCTAAAACTGATACAAAGGTCATCTAAACTGCTTTACAGATTCTTGAAGATTGCTCTAAGCATATTCAGCATTGCCCAGCTTATTGCAGCACCTTGGGGATCTTGGGTTTTAGGTTTAGCTATGGTCTTCATAGGGAATCATAATATGTTGCCTATATCAGCCGACTATACTCTTCTAACAGATAAGAGTCTAGCTAATATTATGGATGCCAAAGACTTCTTACCTCGTAATGAAGTTCCATTGTTGAAATCTTTTGGTCCTGCTATTATCACTACTGTTCTTAAGATTCTTGAAAAAGCATTCTATCGCTATGGTGTTAATGTTGATGCCTTTGACGAGGAATCTATGGGTAGAACAGCTTCTCAATTCCCAAGAGTTGCTTCTGTAACTAGAAGACTCGAACACTACGCTTACGCTTAATATCTTATTTATCATTAGCTTCCTGTGAAAAAAACACAGGGGGCTGATGATATGACAAGATACCAGATGAAAAGATTAGAGATGAGGATTTCCAGAAAACTCGAAAGGAAGTCCAAACTTCAACTTCAGCGTATCTATCAGAGATTAGCTTCTTTAGAAAAAGAGGTTAAATCCAATGAATAAAGTATCTGCACAGCAAATCAGATCTCTTGAAATGAGAATAGCTAGACTTGAAAGAGAAGCTAGCTTTCAAGATGTTTTGGATGACATCAGTGGTTTTGTTAAAGGTGTTGTTAATATCCCTAAGAACTTTATTAAAAACATCATCAATGTTTTGAAGGATGTAGGTAACAACCTTAAAGCAACTTTTGCTGAACAGCGTGAAGTTATTTGTGAAGCCCTAGAGTCTGCATTGGGAATCCGAGTAGCTGCTACTCTACAAAACTTTATTGTAGATACCAGAGACATGCCTGTTATCGTTGAGCTCAATGTAATGAACCCAATCAAGTCGATATTCACAGGTGGTAAAGCTGGTTCTTCAAAGTATGCTCTTGATAAGCTGGCATCTCTTTATGACCGTGAAAGGTCTAAAAGAATCAAGTCTGCATACCTCTCTTGGAAGTCAGACTACTCTTCTCAAATAGATATTCTTCAAGGAAAATTTGATGAGTCTAACTCTGTTAAAAGATTAATGAAGTTTCTTCAAAGAAGCTCTAAGGTTGCTTATAGATTTTTCAAAGTTCTTTTCAGCATAGTCTCTATGACAGAGGTTATTGCAGCACCTTGGGGCTCTTGGATTATTGACCTAGCAACAATTACAGTAGGGTCACTTGATCTAATACCATTTTTACCAAAAGAGTCATGGACTCTTAGTAAAGTTGAAAGTATCACTGGTTTATCTTTCACTACCAATACCCTGAGTAAAAGTGTGGTCAAGACAATCCCTGCTACAATAGTCACCTCTGTTCTTAAGCTTCTTGAAAAAGCATTCTATCGCTATGGTGTTAATGTTGACGCTTTTGACGAGGAATCTATGGGTAGAACAGCTTCTCAATTCCCAAGAGTTGCTTCTATAACTAGAAGACTTGAAAACTATATCCTTTAGAAAGGCTCGAAAGAATGAATAAAGTATCTGCACAGCAAATCAGATCTCTTGAAATGAGAATAGCTAGACTCGAAAGAGAGGCTGGTCTTATAGACCATTTCTATAAATCTCCATACAAAGAAAAACTAAGCCCTGAAGATATAATAAAAGGCTTTATTAAAGTTTTTAATCGTGCTTGTAGACATGGAAGTGTTATGTCTATCTACTCAGACCCATATGAAAATGATTTCATCCTTACCTTGAGACTTAACATCGGGATTGTAAAAATAAAAGTTTCTATAGATGGGGAATTGATAGAGGTCTATAAAAATGATGGTGCTGTATACACAAGGCTTATGGCATCTTTTGAATACAAAGATATTAAAAAGGGAATGGTCAAGGTTGTTAAAGCCCTTGAAGCTAAATCTATTTACTATGTATAAAGCTTTTATTGTTTAGAGGTATAATAATAACAAACCCCTAAAGAATAAGGAGACTCTATCATGAGTAAAGGTGTAGGATTAGATATTGGAACTATGAACCTTGTTTCATCAAGAATGAATAAGAAAGAAGTTTCAATCAGAAGAATGAGAGACTTGTTTATTGACCTGCCTGCTTCTGCAAAGAAAATGCTTAAGTTAGGTTCGGTTTCATATATTGAGTCTGACGAGCATTTATTGGTTCTTGGCGATGAAGCTATGGAAGTTGCAAATATGTTCGGCAGAGAGGGTCGTAGACCCCTTAAAGCAGGTCTTGTCTCTCCAGACGAGATTGACTCCCTCACAGTTCTTGGTCACATGGTTAAAGATGTGCTTGGAGAGCCTTCACATGAGGGTGAGCATTGCTACTTCTCTATCCCAGCAGCACCTGTTGATGTTCAAATGGATGTTGTTTACCACAAGGGAGTATTTACTCGCATTGTTCAAGAATGTGGATATACCCCTCACCCAGCAAATGAAGCTATGGCTATTGTATTTGCAGAGACAGCTAAAGAGGGCTTCTCAGGCATTGGCATTAGTTTTGGTTCAGGTATGACCAACATTGCTCTTGCAATTAACACCATTGAGGGTCTCAGCTTCTCAGTTGCTAGAGGTGGGGATTGGATTGACCAAGGTGCTGCAAGATCAGTTGGTGGTACAGCCTCTAAGATGTGTGCTGTCAAAGAGAAAGGCATTGACCTTAATGCACCTAAGAATAGAGAAGAAGAAGCAATCTCCTTTTACTATAAGGCTTTGATTGAACATGCTCTTGATAACATTGCTCAACAGTTTGTAATGAAGGGTGGACACCTTACTCTCAACAAGCCTATTCCAATTGTAGTAGGTGGTGGAACAAGTCTAGCTGGTGGGTTCATGGATTTCTTTAGAGAGGTCTTTGAAACTAAGCGTAAGCGTTTCCCTATCGAGATCTCTGAGGTACGTCATGCTTCTGACCCATTCCATGCAGTTAGCAAGGGTATGTTAGTTCTTGCCCAACAAGAGTATGACGAGGATTGATTAAACAAAAAAAGAAGCCCCACTCCCCAATTAAGGGAAGCAGGGCTTCTTTAATAAAAATCGTAGGGCTTAATCCAAGTGGATGTTAGATAAGTTCAATGCCTTCAGAATCATATATATGATGACCCATTCTCTCGGAGAGAAGATGAAGAAGTACCTTATCTGCTGGTAATGTTATAGTTTCAGAGTCACCATTTGAAAAATGGACTTTTCGGTTTCTTGAGTCAAACTCTATGAAACCGATATTACTTCCATCATGGGAATCTTTTTCAACATGTCTTTGAAGTAAGTCAAAGTTGATCTTTACCGCAGCTTCTTTTTCGAGTCTAGCGATTCTCATTTCTAGTTCAGAAATAATTTTTTGAGCTGATTTGTTCATCAGTATCTCCTTATTGTTTGTTATGTTATGTAGTTTATATAAATAGATTATTAATTAGAAGTTGAAGATACAATCCTCAGGAAGTTTATCTTCTCTCCAACGCTCTAAGATAGGGTGACGAATAGCACCTGTCGGGTACTGTCCATACCCTTTAATTTCAGCAACACGACCTACGAACTTTTCCATTTGGTCTCGAGGTCCTGTCTCTCCAAGAGAACCTACAACACGAAGATTGCCTTCTTTGTCATAGAATCCATAGTTGAGTCCTACATAACCTTTTGACCAAGGATCTGTGTGAAGACCCTCTGGGTAGAGTTTGCCATCAGTGCCAACCTCTCCAGGTCGGACTCTCCACTCGCTTGGCTTTGCATTAGCGTCTACAATCACAACGTCATAGTTGTCAGTAAACTTTAACTTAGCCCAAGAAGAACGGCTATTTGCTTTGTAAGGTGCGTTCACATCTTTTAGCATAATACCCTCATGTCCTCGCTCTAAAGCGATTTGCATGAGATCCTCAGTGTTATTCTCTCCCATGCTGTAAATCTCTGAAAGACAAAGATTTGAGAATGAAGAATCGAAAACACTTTCAAGGATAGCTCTACGCTCTTTCCATGAGAGGTCTCCTACATATTGTCCGTTGTGATAAACAATATCGAAAGCTGAAAAAACAAGGCTCTCTGGAGACTCGGCTCTAAGGTTGGAAACTCGGTCAGAACCCTCTGCACCTTCTCTGGGGATAATCTCTCCATCAAGAAGTGTTCCTGCTGGAACTTCTGCTTGAGCATGACTTAGACACTTAATGTCTTTTCCGATTCGTGACCATGCCACGTTATTTGAAATAAGACATCGGTGTCCATCGAGCTTCATTTCAGCAATGTAGTCTGATGACCCATTAACTTTATCCACCAACTTTTCTTTTGCAGTCTTCGCAAGTTGGGGGCGAAGAAACTTATAAACACCACAAGGTGAACTTACATCAATTTTCTTTGGCATATCTGATTTCCTTTTCTATCTGTTTGTTAATATTACTTATCAAATAGATAGGTGGGGGTCAGATATATTAGATGTAAGGAACAGATTTTGGTCTCTTGTCTACAATGCGATATTCGTTACCGAATTTATCTTTAACATAGAGACTTTTTAAGTCACTAGAAACTCTAAGCTTTCTCTTGTATTTCTTCATAGTTTCTACATTAATGAGTTCTACACTTTGATTCCTTTTGTAGTACTTATTAATCATGTAGACATTTGGGTGACTATCGCTTACAAGGAAAGCTCCTATGATGCCAATGCTTGTGTATTTACTATCTTTGAATCCCTCAAGCTGCTCAGGTGTAACATTTTTATTCTTATTTGCACGAACACCACTCATGTCAGTATTCATAAATATAGCATCTTTAAAACTATTATTAATAATAGTAGATCTTTCTAGGCTTGCCTCTCGAAAAGAGACTCCATTCAAATTATTATGCATAAAACTTGAGTTGTCTAGTGAAGCAATGTTGAAATATGCCCCTGTAAGATTACTTTCGTCAAAGGTAGACCTCTGAAGGTCACAGCCCGAGAACTCTGCATATATAGCTTTACATTTGAAAAGATGAACATTACCTTTGCTTAATTGTAACTGTGTAGTTAGCATTGTGCAATTTATAAATTTGGTATCTTTAAAACTACATCGCCCTAAGTTTGCACCACTAAGGATACAATTTTTAAAAGTAGTGCCATGAAGTTTTGTCTCTGAAAGATTTGCACTTGTGAAATCCACACCTGTGAATGTCTTATTAGAGAGATCTATTTCTTCAAGACTTGCGTGTTGTAAGTTCTTATTTCCAGCCATTAGTTGGTCTACAGAAAATTGATGTGCTGACATTTTTCATTTCCTTTGTCTGTTTTGTATAGTGGGTAATAGATAGGTTATAAAATAGAGGTGTTCTTCATGTGGAAAACAGGGTCTAACAGGAAAGTTATTTTCTCAGACATACTTTCCTTTATAAGCAATTCTCTAAAGTACGAGAGCAGAGTAGTAGTAGGTACAGATAGCCAGCCTCACAGAGAAGGCTCTCTTTTCGTAACTGCCATTACAGTAATGTCGGTTTCGGTAGACTATGATTGTAGATACTTCTACCTCAAACACCCACCAAAAGTAGCTCATGGTTTATTTGACAGATTGTTTAGTGAGACACAACACTCTTTAGATATTGCTTCTGAAATAAGAGAGAGCATACCCTCAGTGAGTATTGAGATTCACTTAGATATAAGTCCATCTGATTCCAAAAGCAGAACTTCTCAATATGCAAACTCTCTTGTATCTCTGGTTCATGGTTATGGTTATAATCAGGTTAAAGTTAAACCAGAGGCATGGTGTGCTAGTGCCATAGCAGATTTCCACTCTAAATAGTCTAGGATTCATATAAGTCCTCTTAAAAGGAGACTTATATTGAAATACACCGAAATAAAAAATGGCCTTAGAGTGCTTACTGTGGATGCTATTGGGATAATCAATGAAGCAAAGTTCCAGGCTGAAGAAGAAAAGGCAATAGAAGTAGTTGTAGCTGCTTTAGAAGAAGCAGGGTTCAAAAAGAAAGATGAGTCCCAACCAGATCGTGTTTTGATTATGGTACATAATTCAGAAAGCTTCCCTATTGAGATTTACTTTTTCTTGCCAGCATACACAGGAGGTTTTGTTCTTCAAAGTGGCTGGGAGATTATAGGTTGGCATAATAATAGTCAAAGCATAAATGAGATGAAGAACATCTTCAGCCATATAAGATCTTGCTGGAAGCAACAGTTTAAGAAGGATTCTTTATAAACACATAGTGAAGATATACAGAGGACAGCAAGTAATAGCTTTCACTCTTATGTCTTTTAGACTTTGCTTTTGTTAAGAAGCCATCTGGGTCAAGTTCTAAAAACTTATACTTCTTTGCTATTCTCTTAAAAGTAGATACCATTCTTCTAATGACAGCTTTTCTTTCTGGAGTCGCAAGATAGCCATCAAAAGTAGTAAAGGTCTTAGAGGTTTCAAAAGCAAAGGGTCTGATTGAGATGCTGTATAAAACACCCTCTTCACGAATTCTTTCCAGCTTGAAAGTCACTTGTACTTTGTACTTTAAAGAAGATTTAAGCTCTTCTATGAACTCTTGAAGATAGTCTTCCATACTTTATCTCCATGCAGTGCAGATTGTCTTGTAGGATTGTGCTTGTCGCTGTTGCTGTCTCTGTTGTTCCTGCTGCTGTTGTTCCTGTGGATGAGGTAAACGATAAGGAACTTTTACCTCATCTGGGTAAAGCGACAGCACATCTAGTTGCTCTGTTTTGAAATCTTTCTTGACCACCTTCTTAAACCTTAGATGGCACATAGGGTCTGGATCATAAACTTCCACGAGAGTGTATGGCATTGCATGCCCACCACATTGTGGCAGGTGTCCACAGTGGGAGTGTTCTGGTCTGAATACATACTCAGGCAAAAGGTAAGTACAAGAAGATAGTAGAGTAAAAAGCAAGATGTGTATCAGTCTCATATTTTAGCCTTCCCACTCATCAAATTCCATGATGTCAACTTCAAGTTTTTCTATGGGTGTAAATTTTAGTTTAATCTTACCGAGAATCTTCTCAAGCTCATTTTGTGTATTTGCTCTGACTCTAGCTCTATTTGGTTTTAAGAACTCAACAGTGATTCTATCTCCTGTACCCCATTCAAGAGTTCTGTCTCTACCAGCCATTTCTGTGACTCTAAAGAAAGCAAAGCCTGGTTTATCCTCATCATTTATAACAAGAGGATCACCATATTGGGTATCTAAGTAAACTTTGTAGCCCATATCTTTTAGTTTGTTATAAACATCTTCTGCTTTAGGTACATTTGTCTCATCATAGATAGCAAGTCCAAGACCTAGAACTTCGCTTATAAAGTATGCCAGATCCCAATTATCACTTGAGAACTTCATCTTTGGGTGGAAGATGTTTGTGATCACAGGTGTTGTTCCAACATGCTTTAGCTTCCTATCAATACCTAGATTTTCAAAGTTCCAATCTCGGTCATTCTTATTTTCATGGAATCCTTCAATTAGCTCTAACTTATCTTCTAAAGTCTTCCCAGATGAGTTAATGGCTTTAGAAACTTCTCGAGTGTCTCGATCTCTCATGTCTTTAGAGATATCAACAACGACCTCTTTCAAATCTTCCATGTCATTAACATCAACTTCACTCTCAAGCATTTCCTTGATTCTGTTTTTAACATTTGATGAAAGGGGGGTGTTTGCAGCCTTCATGTTCTCAAGTCTTGCAATCCTATTGCTTAACTCTTGAATCTTACTTTGTGAAGATAGACTTGAAACTCTCAGTTTGAGGTATTTCTTAAGAGTCATACCAGGCTCTTCTTGCCTAGAAGATAAAGAAAGTGGGAATTGATATGAGGGCAGGAAGCCTGACTTGAACTGTCCTGTATATAAACCACCTTCACCATCTATGTGTAAGACTACTCTTTTAGTATATCCACTTTCTGAAGAAACTTCCAAATCCTGTGTGAGGTAAGGGTGGTCTTTATCTACACTTGGTCTACCCACAGGTTTTACAAAGTACCCTGATGTTTCAAGGTGGTTGTTTAATGACATGATTGCAGGTACAAGATATTTCGTGATCATAATTTCTTCCTTATCTTTTTATTTTAAAGACTCTAACCATAAATAAGATACAAATCCTAGTTATTAGCACTCTTTCCTTATCCTATAGTTTATTTATTGTATAAGATAAGAAAAAAATAGGAGAAGAAAATGAAAGTCAACTTCAAAGGAAGAGAGGTCTCTCTAACAACCGTTGAAAACTACGCTTCAGACAAGAGACATCCCGACCACAAAGACGCAGTTTCGTTCTTAAAGAAGAGTGAGAACGAAAAAAAGCCCTCACAGCAGAAGAAGCAGGTTGGATTCGACAACTACAAAAGACAGGGTGTTTCCGAATTGAGAGACCCTAAGAAGCTCCAAGAAATAGAGAGCCTCGCAAAGAAGCTAAAAGTGAAGCCAAATGCAGACGATGCTCATATGTCAGAAAGTTTGGTGCGTTCTGAAGGAGTTTTCAACGACTACTCTTTGCAAAATGCAGGGGCTGAGAAGATATTTGAACCAGAGATGGAGGGAGAACTTCAAGATCTCCTTTATCCTGATGAAGCCCAAGTACATGACTATGATGTGTACCACTTCGGAAAGATCAAAGTCCCCACTTTAAAAGAGCTTGAGTCTGCATATGAGGCAGATCTAGAAGCTGGTAAGTACGACAATGTTTATGAAAAAGACCACGAAGCGGTGATCAAATATGTTAGGAAGAATTTTGAAGACATTAAAGCAGCCTTCGAGAAACAAAACCAAATTCGTGAGTTAAGGCAGCAGATCGAATCTGAAAAGAATGATGTACAAGAACGAGCCGAGACAAGATCAGACCAGCTAAAGAAGTTGATCGAGGTTTCTGAAAGCCTTGAAGACCTAAAGATGTTTGAGGATGAGATAGTAGAGTTGTCAAAGACTTATCTGGAAGGCGAGTCTCTTCTATCAGACAAGTCACTTGAAAAAACATTCAAGAAAAAGAGGAAAGGTCTTAAAAAGAATGCCTCTTTGAAGATAGCTTCCTATGTTCTCTCTCATATTAAAGAAGAGATAAAGAGCCTTAAGACCACCTTGTAAATCTCCACTCTCTTTTAGATGATAGACTCTTTATAATTCACCTGAAGCGACAAACACAGCTAAGGAGGATTAAAGATGTTTCATCATTTAACAATGGCCGTAAGAGATAGGATGATTAAAGAGTTAAAGACATACTGGCAAGATCACCCTAGATATGAAACCCTTGCTAAAAACATACAGGGGAAATATGCTTTTGATGAAAGGCCACAGTTTGGAATGGTAGTTAAAACTTCTGGAGCAAGCAATGTGGTATTGAGCCCAGATAACTTTATAGGTCACATAAAAGGCTTTACTACTCTTGCAAAAGTTAAGGGTAAAAAGAGTGTCTCTATTGAGTGGGTCAAGGAAGACAGAAACACAAAAGCTCAAGAGGGTATCTACCACATACAAGTACAAAAAGACTCTATGGTTGAAGATCCTAATGCATATCTTTTTGTGATTCAAAGATATGTTTCACGAAAAGAGTCTGCACCTTTGTTTACAGATCCAAGCACAATAGAACTAAACTATGTTCCTTTTGCTGACTCTTTAAGAATAAGAGAAGCCCCTTCTGGGAGGGTTTTAGGGGCTTCTGAGTATGCTATTAATGGTTCTACTATTACATTACTAGAAGAAGTGCAAAGAGGCTTATCTTTAAGTGTGGAGTATACTAGCAAAGATGATTTCTTAGAAGGCCCTTTCAGTGTTTGTCCAGACCATGTTTACAGGAACATCATTCCAGGCATAATGATTTCAGTAGGCAGGTGGATAGAAGCAGGGGATGAGCAGATAATAGTTGTGACAGAAAACTTAGAGCTTATTGCAAGAGAATATGGTGGCAGGTGGGATATAAGTGTAGACATAGACTTAGTTGCAAGAGATGTTCATTCTCAGGCAGACATATCTGATAGAACTGTTGTTTGGCTTTGGTCAACTTTAAGACCGAAGCTTGCTAATATGGGTCTTGAGATGTCGGATGTGAGTTTGGGTGGCGAGGGTGAAGAAGTATATGATGAGAATGGTGATGATTACTTCTACACCGCTAGTATAAGCTTAAGCATACAAGCGGATTGGTTTATTCATTTCCCAGTTCTTATACCTATTAGAGGGGGTGCTGTGGACAGCATTGCAGTAGAACAAATAGACTCACCTGTTGTTGGACTTGGGAACACCAACAGCTTCATTCAGAGGTTGATGTAAAAAATCTAAGAGTTTTTCTTTATCCTCTAATGAAACAAAGATTGGAGCTTTCTCTCCAACATAAGCTCCTTGTGTATTAAATTCAAAGTGATCTTCAGCCTCGAGATAAGCTTCTTCCTTAGAGAGAGTATTTGGGTTTCTCTTTAAAAACTCTTCTGCCCAATATTTAATAAGCTTATCTTTGTCATAAACAACTGCAAAAGGTTGATATGAGAGTCCGATAATCATGTTGTTAAAAATATCTCTTGGTTCAAGTAAGATAAGTTTTTCCATACCACTCTCCTTTGATTCATTTCTTTAACATACCATAGGGCTATCAATAGTTTATTTATCTTATCACTACATAAGTGAACATCTTATAAGCTGGGTGGTTATGCCAATACTAAAGTTTCAATGTCAATCTTGTGGTCTACTTCAAAGAAAAAGAGTTCCTACACAGAAAGAGTCTATAGACTGTTCATGTGGAGAGAAAGCTTTTTTAGAAGGAAGTACACCTAATTCTTCCGTTGGGTTTTCTGCTGATGTGGAAGGCACAATGAGGGTACAGACTTCAGGTATTGAATCTTTTGACCTAAACTTTGATAGAGTCATAGGCGAAGAATCGAAGCAAAGATGGGATACTATTTATCAAAGAAGAAAAGATAAGTGGGACATAATCCATAGCAATGAAGGCACTAACGGCTATGACATCATGAGACTACCTGACGGACATTATGAGTCCTTGCCTAAGCAAGCTAAGATGTTCCGAGATGCCCGTGAGGAAAATATGAGCAAACTTAAATCTCAAAATAAATCAGTGAAGGAGTAGTCTAATGGCTATCGAAGGAAGCAGCTATCTGCCACCTGGTGTCTATACCAACACCATTTTTGAAACACAAAACCAGAATCAAGCTCTGGTACAAGGTCGTGTGCCTACACTTATAGGTACAGGTCGTGAAACAGTTATTAGTACAGGAAATATTCTTGTCAGAGGTTCATCTTCAACAGTAGATCAACGTATTGTAGAAGAAGACCCTACTGGAAGAATGGTCTCTGGTGTAGATGGGAATGGAAATTACATCTACACTGATTATAGTGAGGGTGCTAACCAACTACAAGTTAGACACTTTCCTATTGTATCAGGAGATGGTTCTGGAAGTACAACTAATGTCCCTAGCTCTGTAACAGTTTCTATTAATGGAACAAACACAGTCATTATCTCTTTAGATGGTGCAAATGGTTTGATCACTTTAGCAGAAGCACCTAAAGAGGGTGATGATGTAAGAGTCTCTTACTTCTTTAATAGAACAGACACTTTGGTAGAGGGTGAAAACCTTTCAAGCCAAGTATCTCCTCAAGACACAGAGCTTTTGGGTAGCAACTCTAACTTTGTTATTGATGCAAGCTCAAATACTCTTATCCTTACTGTGGATGGCGAGACTGGTGTTATCACTCTCCCTAATGGAGCCGCTGGTGATAGAGCCAACTCTCTACAAAGAGTTATTGCTACTCTTAATGGTGCTGGTCTAGCAACCCTCGAAGCAGACTCTTACACTGATGCAGAAGGCAATGACAATCTTATCCTTACTGCAAAAGGTTCTATTCTTGTAGGTAATGGTACAGCGAATTTCTCTGTTGGTGTTTATAACAACCAAACAGGAACAGCTCGTAATCGTACTTTCTACACTCAATATGGACCTATTGTAGATGGAAGCAATGGTGGTGTGGTCACTACCGACACATCACTTGTCACTATCCGAGTTAATGGTGTTGAAGTGACACCTGCTTCTGTCGATGGTGCAAATGGATCTATTACTTTAGCTCTAGCTCCTGTAGTAGACTCAAGCATTGAGGTTGATTACTACCACAATACATTCCAAGATCAGTTTGATTACATTCCAGGCAGAGACATTACCTCTATCGACAGAGTTTCTTTAGTTGCTTCTGGTGGTGGTGGACCATCTTTGTTTGTTCAAGATGTTGACTTTGTTCTTTCAGAGGATCGAATTGTCTGGGGATCTGCTTCTGTGGTATCTGCTGGTTCAATTCAAGAGGGTGAAGTTGCTTTCGGAAGCAATCAAATCAGTTCTTCTTTAAGAGATGAGAAAGCATATCTTGTTGAATGTTCTTCTGTTTCAACAACAACTATCCCACCTCGAGTTCTCTCAAATACTTTCAAGCTTCCTTTCCAACCTGTAGATGGTTCAGGTTTAGGTAAACCAACTAGAAGAACAGATCTCGTTGAAGTAAGAACTGGGGTTTCTTTAGCAGATGCTTTGGAGAGAAGTCCTGCCACAGTTGTTAAAGTAGACCCTGTAAATTCACAAGTGGTTCTATCCTCAGCAGTTCCAACAAACCATAAGGTTTTTGCAAGCTTCTACTACTCAAACATCCAAGACAGCTTTGGCACTTCAGCTTATGTTGTGGAGGTAGAGAGTGTTGGTGCTTCTGGCATTGGTACATATTCTCTTTCATCTCCTACTAGAACCTTCTATAGTGTTGATTTGGAGAGTAAGGGTGTAGATCTTCAAGAAGTTACTTTAACATTCCCTTCTGGATCTGAAGCAAGATCTGGTGCTAGGATTGCTGATGGAACTCCTGTTTCAGAGAATGTGACTGTTGAAATCAGAAACTATGATGAAACACCTGCATTTTTCTTCTCTGAAGGCTTTGGTGACTACTTCCTAATTCAAGGTTCTTCTGACACCTTAGCGATGGAAATTGATCTTCAAGCAACTACTGTTGATTTTTCTGCCCCAATGGGTGCTGGTAGAAATGGTAATATTACAACAGTTGTCGGTGGGGTTCTTCCTTATGATGCTGCATCTAACAATACCAACTATGGTGCAACAGCTTTAACAAGAGCTATGACTCTTACTGTTGATGGTATTACATTTGCAGAGGCTTCAATTAATGGTGTTGGTGATGATGTAGAAGATTGGGTTTCTGCAATCAATACTGTTGCTGATGCAGAAGCACCTGTTTACACTTCAATGTCAGCATTTGGTGCTTGGGAAGCTAAAGCCAACACCTATGCCTCTTTCAAGTTCAGATATGTAGGTGATAGCAATGGTTCAAGTGTTGCTACTGCTACTATCCAAGCTGCTGTGTATTTAAGTCAAACAGATCTTGCTAATGCTGTATCTACAGCTATCACGAATGCAATCGCAAATGATATTGTAAATGCAAATGCAGACTTCACAGGGTTAAGCTTAACCTGTGGTGTAGATAGCTTGAGTAGATTGACTTTCTCATTGGACTCGCTTCCTAATCTGAATGATACTTATGGCTTCATTGAGTTTATTTCAGATACAGATACCTCGTTCTTAACAATTGCTGGTATTGACTATGATACTGAAAATAACACTACAAATGGAAATGGTACTCAGACTAAGTTCGGATATCTTCCTGTAGCAGCTTTCTCAAGAACAACCCTTACCTCTGGAGAGCTTAGAGATAGACTCATCCTTAAGGGCAGAACTGTGGTTGGTAATTCTTACTATCCTGTTTCTGACCTTGGTGTTTCAATTGATCAAGGTACAAGAGTAGAGGATGCTGGTTTTGAAGTTGGAACAGTAGTTCCTTCAGTAAGAACATCAGTAGTAGATGCTCCAAGTATTCTTTTGAGACTCGGTTGGTCAGAAGTTGATGGCGATGGTATACCTGCAAAGACTCTTTACAGCACAGGCAATGACCAGAACAACACTCTATCTTTAGAGATTGATGGTCAGACTATCAACATCACTCTAAATGATGCTACTGCTCAAGGTAATCTGACTTCAATTACAGATATCCTAACAGACATTTCTGGAGACTTGGCTGGAAGTGCTACTGCACATATTGAGGGTGCTGGTATTCGCATTGTAAATGCTAATGCAAACATCAGCTCTTACATTAAAGTTGGTGCAGGCACAGGGAACAGTGCATTTGGTGTCACAGAGGGAGATTCTGTCTCTGCTGTGGGTGTAAGTGCTAAAGCTGTTGTTTCTTCTCTTATGAGTCATTCTGAAGCTAAAGCTAATTTCTCTACCTCTTTGTTCTCAACAGAGCCACAAGCAAATGCTGCTGTTGGTTATTATGCAGACAAAGCTGTTGCATATGTGTTCAAGAATCAAGTTGGCAGAGAGTATGTTGGATTTGAGAGTCTTTCTACAGGAAATTCATCTATCCTTGAAGTCACTGGTGGAAGAATTGCAACAACTAAGGGCAATGGTCTTAAGCTTGTTGTAGGCTCTGGTGCAGTAGGTGAGGAAGCATATCAAGGATTTGTTGTTACTTCAGACAATGCACAAGGTTCTGGTTCTGCAAACACCTCTCGACTAAATGATGCTGTTGGTGCAGATGGTATCATTGGTCAAACATATATAGATGAAGTGACAGGCTTAACCTTTACTTTACTTGAGAGAGAAGGTGGTATTGATTATCCTACAGGTGCAGATGCACAGATTAGTTTCAAGGTAGGTACTGTCTTCACATCTAATGCGAATATCCCGACTCCAGCTATTCCAGGTGTTTCATTGATTGTATCTAACACTTTAGATACTTCTATTGGTGATACTGCATTGGTTGAAGTTTTTAATAAAGAAGGTAATGAGCCAAACTTAGGTCAGGTTTATTATGTTGACTTTACTAGAATTCGTACTGAGTTTAATACTCGTACCTTCTCTAGTCTTGCAGATGTCATTTCAACCTATGGTGAGATCAGCCCAAATAACTCTTTGAGTCTTGGTGCTTTGTTAGCTTTCTCAAATGGTGCAACTGCAATAGCCTGTAAGCAAGTTCAACTTGAAGCAGGAGAGTCAAGCTTAAGTGAAGATCAAGTGGTTCAAGCAATCCAAGACCTTGAGGGTGAGATTGTTCCAGGATTGACACCATCTGTTATTGTTCCTTTGTACCCAGCCACTACAGCGATTGTTTCTGCAATCTCTAACCACTGTGACATTCAGTCCTCTTTGCGTTATCGTTCAGAGCGTAGAGCTGTTTTGGGTGTAAGAGCTGGAACACAACCTAGAGAAGTACAGTCTCTAGCACAATCTGCAAACAACACAAGAATCTGTATTGTCTATCCAGACCTTGCAAACGTTTCTTATGTAGATGGAAATGGTATCACTCAAACAATTCTTGTCGGTGGTGAGTATGTTGCTGTTGCAACAGCTTTAGCAACAAGCAATCCTTCTATTGATAGTGCTACTCCTTGGACAGGTCGTTCTATTGCAGGTATTTCTTCACTTGCTCGTCTACTTGACGAGGTAGATGCAAATGCAACTGCAAATGCAGGTGTTACAGTTCTTTCTCAAAGAGCTGATGGCATTAAGGTAAGACATGGCTTAACTACAAACATGACTTCTGTTCTTACAAAGACTCCTACTGTTATCCAGATTGCAGATGACGTTCAGATTCGCTCTAGGAACTTACTTTCACGCTATGTAGGGGTTAAGTTCGTACCTCAAGTGATTCAGCAAATAGAGGGTAGATTAAACGCTTTCTTTAAGCAACTTGTAAGAGATCAAATCATTTCAACTTACACAGGTCTTTCAGTGTCGAGAGATGCAACTGACCCAACTCAGTTGAATGTTGAAGTTTTCTACAAGCCTGTTTACCCACTTCTATATATCCAATTTACTTTCACAGTACAGGGTAGCTAATACTTTCTTTATTAAAGGATCATTCTTAGTTTAAGATTAACTAGGAGTGATCCAAAATGTTAGAAAGAAAATTAAGAAACCTTTTTCTGAGGGTTGCTAAATTAGAAGCAGCTTCAGAAGAATCTGCATTCTTTGATAACCCTCTTAAAAAGAACGTTAGAGAGTTCGCAGAGTCAGAAGCTATCTCTAACGATCTGGAAGTTGCTCAGAATGCAACTCATGATGTAGGGCCTAAATCTCCCTTACTTATGAGAAGCGAAGCTCTTGTCGCTCCACCAACTCCTTCCGAGATAAAGAAGAAGCCAGGTGGGTCAGAGTTCTCTACTTTAAATCAATTGGTTATTGAGACAGAAGAAAAAGTACCTGTTCAAAAACCAAAAGGTTCAGAACCACCACCAGCATCTTTGGCCGAAGGTAAGGAAAAAGATCTTGTTGAAAAGGCTAATGAGAGAGAAGAAGTCTCCAAAAGAGAGAAACTCAAGGCCATCAAAGAAGTAATGAAAAAGAAGTCTAAGTATAGGAGATAAGTCATGTCTAACGAATTAAATATCACATCAGAAGATCTTCAAGTAATGAAACATGGAGATAGAAGCCCTGTGACAGCAGGTGCTTCATTAAGAAACACAGGTTGGAAAGCAGGTGTCTGGGTTAAATATGTCGAAGAAGAAAATACAGCATCTGAATATACAGTAGCTCTTTCTGATGGTGTGTATGCTACTGGATTCCTCATGTATGGCAGTGAAGACTATTCAAATGCTAGACAAAGCACATATAGAAACTTTACCTCATATCAGCAAACAGGGCCTCTAGCTTCTGCTTCTGGTGCTGCTGTCCTAACAATGGTTATGGGTGGGGGTAGATTCTTATTTACCCAATATGAAAGATTCAATCTTGATGGTCAAGGTAATAGAACCATTCCTGCGAACTACCAACTTAATGAAAACTTAAAGGTTTCAGAAAATGGTCTGCTTTGTAATGATGGAGATGTTGCTCTATTAGCTAAAACAGGTGGAGCTATCTCTCTTCTAGTTGGAGTTTGCTGTAAGACTCCTAATACAGATGGGAAACTAGGCTTAGACCTTAAGTATTAGGAGAGAATCATGTTAAAGCTTTCATCTTTTGCACAGAAAATATTAGAAGAAGTAGAAAAAAGAGAAGCAGAACTAGAGAACCTTGTTAGAAGGTCTGCTATTCTTGAAGACCAGAGATGGTTCTATCCTCTTTTGGCAGGCCACTTTGAAGAAGCGATTCAAAAAGCAAGTGACCCTAAAGTCAAAGATATAATAGAAGAGATAAGATCTAATGTAGATGAGGGCTTAGATCCGATAGATGACTTTACATGGTTTATCTCTGTCCACCATAAGAAACTTCGTAAGAGAAACCTAAGAAAGAACATGGGCTTTTTAGACTTTATAAAGTCTATGAAGAAACTTGCTTCTGATATTAAGAAGAAAGGTCTTAGAGTAAAGTTTAATACTACCTACACACCTAATGGGTTTTCTTTATCTGGATTCATGGTTTCAGAAACTGATATGGATGACAAAGGTGTGTTCGATGTTAATGTTAAAGGGAACGCATACTCTAAGTCTGAAGTAGAAGACTTGCTTGAAGTTATTTTCCAAAGAGTAAGCTTCAACTAAGTCTCTGACCACTTAAAGAATCTGTCATTCTCTTTGTGAGTTATACCCTTACGCTTCACTTTACCTGCTTTCTTCCCACGCACATATCTTTCAAAGTCGGTGAAGTGTTTCTTCTCTAAGGGTGTAAGGTCTTCCTTTTCTATCCCACCCTCAATGAATAACCAAAATCTGGCAGAGGCTCTAGCAACCCAGAAAGCATCTGCTTGGTGATTGTTCCATCTTTTAGCACCTTGGCCTTCAGTAGCCTTCTTTGCAGCATCTACCATATCTGCTTTACCCATTTTCCAGCCTTTTGGTCGATTGAGGAAATCTGCAGCATGGGCTTTAACTTGATTGGGTGAGAGATAAACTGTGTCTACCTTTTCAAGCATAAGGGCTTCATTGCTGTATAAAAACAATCCATAC